TTTGGCAATTAAATGGCTGTCCTTAGGATGACACATTCTGCATTGTAAGTTACATACGTTACTGGGTCTAACTTCGTAATAAACTGGTTTTGTTATTTGACGTAAATCATCTATAGAAGTTAAATCGAGTCGATTTGCCCACTCAACTGTTTCTTGTTGTCTTGCGCTAAGAATGCCGCGAGCTTCTATATCATAACAAGTACTGCAATGGTCTGGCAACGGAACTCCAGCCAACATACGTTGCCTAATTGCTTGATAATTAGGATCTGTGCCAAAGTCCTCAAGTTGATTTATTTTTGTAATTGGTTTTTGAGAACGACAACATACTGTAGTATTACCATTATATGATAATAGTTCTATAAAAGGAAATATACAGAAACTTTTATTTGTATTGACTAATTTTTCAAAAAACTCGATTTCTTTTAAATAACTACTATCTAAAAATTCACCATTACACAAACTTTTTACCAGTCTTACAGTTTTATAAAATGCATCTGGATGACTGTATTGTTTTTTGGGTTGATCTAACATTACTACACGATCAAATTGTTCGGCTAGCTTTACCAAAGATCCGTATTCAATATCATATACACTAGAATGATACCACCCGGTGCTTTCTAACTCGGGTAATGGGCCTTCGAGTTCGCTTAGTAACCCATAACAAACAACATCTGCCAGACGTCTGGTCTTGTTATCAGTGTCTACGGTATTATTACCTAAACATAATACACGCATTACCAACCTGCCTTGTTTAACATTTCTTTTGCATACTCTTGATCTGCTGGATAATCTTTGAACTTACGCATCCAAAAGTCTGCATCAATGTAAGGCCATATCATAGCAATTTGTGTTTGGTCAAGCTCACTTAAAAATTTTTGTCCACTTTCACTATTGTAGATAATCCAAGGACTGATTCGCCCTGTGCTTACAGCATAGGCCATTGCGTTACTATTTCCATAACGCAAACAATCTTCTGCAGGATGCCCAGATTTTTCTGCCCAGTCGATACCAAACTCCATGGCACGAGCCAACGCATCGTTGACATTTTCTACCTTTAAATAGTCTTGTAAGTATTCTGTGTATACACTATCCTTGGCCCAGTGGTCTAGTTTTTTGTTTTGTTTTAACACAAACTCTACAAATCTAGCCGGGTTGATTGCTTTAATGTCTACACAATGTCGACCAAACTTTACAAATGCCTTGTAGTAAGGACTGTCTGCAAAGTCGTCAAATGTTTTTAATTTTGCACTACCTTGCGTGAGTTCATAGAACTTGATATAGGCTTGAAATCCTAGACGTACACCAGCTTCGTCTTTTTCTTGTCTACGTCTGCGTGGTTCGCACGAATGCACAGTCAAGCTAGACTCTTTGATAAAGTCTTTTTTGCAGTACTGACAAGTATACGTCATTCTTCTTCGGGTATAATAAAATGTCTAGTTAGATTGTTTTCTTTAATGTATGGCTTAATATCTGTACGAACCATAACTGTGCCAAAAACAGGAGCCAGCATAGCCAATTCGTACGAAGTAATATCTGGTTGTGGTGCATACTGCCATTTACCAAAAGAGATTGTTTTAAACTCTGGTACCTTGGCTTCTTCTTTATCTTTAAATAACGCCCAAATCATTTTTTTGTTTCCTGTCCTGATAGTTTTAAATATTCCTCAATATCTTTTTTATTATTAATCTTAGACATTAGTTCAATCTCATCATCTTTCATGTGTGGAAATAGTTCAGCTAATTGTTTTCGAATTCCACTGGCGCCAGGTTCTTTCTTCTTAGGAGCAATCCACTGGTGCCGTTTAACTCCGTCATCCGGACTAACAACTGTGGCACATAACCATTGTAACTTAGGATGCCGATTGATAGAAAAAAAATGCTTGTTAAAATTTTCATTGCAACTTTGCAAATAATATTGTTGTATTGCCTGTTCTCTAGCAGAACTACCGACTTGCACACTACTCCCCCACCGAATCATAAGAAAATTTGAAAACTTTTTGCGTTCTTCATCAGTAAGGCTTGCATAAAACTCACGATCCTTGCGATCAAAACACATCATTTCATTTTGAATTGATAATTTATCCACGGTCTTTTAATACTGTTATGATGTCACTAATTTCGCCTTTGAGACGACTAATATCTCGACGTAGTTTGGAAATTTCATGATGTTGCATGCTAATGGTTTCTTCTAATGCTTTAATTTGTGATTCTACTGATCGAATCTTTTTGGACTCATCAGATGATTTGACTGCTGTTGCTGGTAAGTCCTTACCGTTTTCATCTATATTATATTGTTCCATTACCACGCCTTATTGTAATCGATTACTTCACAGTTGCGGCTAATGTCTTTAACAAAATATACGCAATCGGGTTTTTCTGTGTTACCTAACGGAACACATAACATTTGTCCGTTTTTTAATTTAGGTGCATACCACATAACTTCTTGATACACATCTACAATTTCAATATCAAGAAAACTAGGTCTAAAACTACTTAACGGATTAAATTGAAATGCTTTAAAGCCGCGATCATTGATGCTAGTCAATGGTAACACCTCTAGGTCACCTAAATCAGGTTCTCCAATTAAAATTTGCCAGTCAACCGGCATGCGAATTCTGTGTTCTCCAATACGCAGTACTAATGCAGGTGCATTAAAACTTTCCAAAAAGATTAAAGGAATGTAGTGATAATCTGGATCCTGTGGATTACTATTATCAAATATAGCAAATCGCATGTCATCTACTTCTTCGGGCAGATGGTCTAGGTCAAATGGTGCGTTGTCTAGCGTTAGTATTCTCATAGTATTATAATATAGGTTTTATAGCCAAATGTCAAGACTATTTTATCTTCATCCACTCTAATTTTTCTTGTGTAAATGGATAGTTAGCTTCGCGATAAAAAACTTTACGCTTGGTTAGGTGTCGTTTAGCGAATTTGCAGGTAGATGTGATGTCCCAGATTTGGACGAAGTCTTTATCTTCTGCTTTGCGGATTCCACGACCAATTGATTGGATAACCCGAACAAAAGATTTGCCAGGCTCCAACAGAACCAAATTAAAAATCCTAGGAATGTTAATACCAACAGCAGCAATGCCGTAGGTAGCAATAATAATCTTCCCAGTGCTAGTTGCCACTTCGTCATATTCGTCCTGTCTTGTTTTACCCTTGGTGGAGCCACTTACAAACACAGCATTATCGCCCAGGCGTTCTACCAATGCTTGTCCGGCAGCAATACGATCTACAAGCACCAAGGTGTTGCCTGTAAGATTAACTTGGTTAACTAGCTCGGAGATTGTATCTAGCCGGCCTTTTTCTTCTAGCAAGTATTTTAATTCACTTTGATAGTCTTTGTATTCTACATGATCTACCAACTGTACAATATTCACATGACATTGTGCTAGTACCCCGCGATCTTGTAGTTCACTGGCGCTTAACTGACTGATAACCGGACCAAGACTACATAACAACGCTTTAAATTCGTACTGCTCTTTAGGAATAGTTCCGGTCAACCCCCAGCGAATTGGCACACGGGCCATTACACTGGTAAGCAGGGTTTTGAGTGCGTCTGCTTTGGCCATGTGTACTTCGTCAACAATAACGCAAACAACATCTTCTAAGAAGTCATTAATTGTAAATTCACCTGCTCCGGCTTTGGTGTTCTTTAACAAGACATTAAGACTTTGCCATGTGCAAATAGTATGCGTTTTGCCAAAGTCCTTGCGATCTCCAAAGAACACACCAACGTCAAGCCCCATGTTGATATAGTCAGCTTCTGTTTGCGTCACTAGGCTTTTGTTTGGCACAATAACAATGGATCGTCCATATGGTTCTACACTATGACTTAGTGCAGCGGTCATAATAGTTTTACCAGCACCTGTTGCTACTTCCTGTAAGCATTGTGGATTTTCCAGGAAGTTGTTTACAATCTCCACCTGATAATCACGCAACATAATAGGTTGACCGGCCAACGGGTGTGTCTTGGGCCATACCTTATCGCTAAATGTATCTTCTGCTACCTTAGTAAACTCAAAAGTGGTTGTATAGTCGCGTTGATCGTCTAACTCAATATCGTAGTTATAACTTT